GAGGAGTAGAAATATATGAGCGTTCTAAATGAACTACACGGACAAAATATATCTTTCAAGACATTCTTATTTTGAGAAACGATTTGCTAGACTAATCAATCGAGCATTAGATGAGCAGTACGATGAAATGGCTCGTTTATTTGAGTCAGGACAAGACATCGGCTCTGTGAGTGGTCAAGGTATAGCTATGGTATATCAAGCCATGTATCAGCTTATAATGGAGGATGAGGGTACTTTAACTTGGAATGAGTTTGTCAAGCCAATCACGAATCAAGAAATAAAGACTAAAGACATTTTTGATGAGGTAGCAAGTACTCTTGCACCCCAGGATGTAAATGATATGACTTCTTTTTGGAGAAGGCTTATGGATGGCTTTCTTAGTACCTACATTGGCTTCAGAATTGCAGAAGTACTATCCACAGGAGTCAAGCGAGTAAACGAGTTAATTGGCAAGAGCAGAGCTGATGGACTAAGCAATCAGCAAATAGCTGAGTTGATTAGACAGACAGACCTTGTGCTACGATCTAACACGATTGCAAGAACAGAGGTTACCAACGCAATGAGCAAAGCACAACTTCTTGCACTAGAAAGCTCAGGGTTAAATTGGCAGAAAGCATGGAAAGCAATTCGTGACGATAGAACTAGAGATGCTCACCTATTTACAGACCCAAAATTCTTTATTCCGATAAAGAATAACTTCATTATCAATGGTCAGCAGTTGGCATATCCTGGAGATTCAACCCAAGGAGCTTCTATGACTAACACGATTAATTGCAGATGCAGATTGTCGTTTAAGCAGGAGGGCAATAGGTTTGGATTTACAAATCGTTAAAAAACCTTATCTTTGACTATGGATTTATCAAAAGCATTAAAAGCTGGTTATTTTCAAGCACTATACCCAGAGATAGGTGTACCTATCTACGATGCATTTTCTATCCCTGAGATGGCAGGATATCCCTATGTGATTATTTCTAGCATAACAACTTCTGAGATTACGAATACTACCTGTAAGAAGTTCAATGCAGATGTTACCTTGGATATTGTAACAGGCTTTACTAGACCTACGGGTATGGATCAGGCATTTGACATCGCTCAGGATATTGAAGACATTATAAATCCTATGAGTAATGCTGACATTAACATTAATGCTTACGGATGGGAGATTGGAACTACCAACCTAGCAAGTTCTGATAGTGTTCAGTTAAGAACAGGTGAGTATTGGATTTACAGAAATGTTAGGACATATTCTCACATAGTTGTACCATTTTGATAATAAAAAAAAATCTGATACCTTTGAAATAATAAAATAATAAGACTATGGCTAACGAATTATTTAGTAAAGATATTGGTGTTTACATTGACATTTCTGCAACTTCAACACCATCTTGGAAATTGGCGGTTTGTACCTCCTCAAAATCTTTGTCTATTTCCGTAGGCTCTACAGAAATCAACAACGATTGTACTGGTGACTTCGTAAGAAACCTTCCTTCTACTGCTTCTTGGACAATGAGCTTTGAGGGTGATGTTAATACCAACCCAGGTGTTAATGAAGTTTCTGCTGAAGACATCTTTGGATATACTATTGCTAGAGCAACAAGAAAGTTTAAGTTTGAATCGCTAGATGCTTCTTACATCAGATATGGTGAAGGGTTCATCTCTCAGTTTGACGAAACTGCAACTGCTCCTGAATATCAGACATACTCTGTAACCATCACAGGTTCTGGCCCAATTGATGACGCAGTAACAACTTAATTTCTGTTTTTCGTGTTTGTGTTTAGTAAAAAGGCTCCTTTTTTAGGAGCTTTTTTTTTGCTTGTTACATTTATTACTAAATTAGTGGCATGACAGGAATAATGACACTAAACATAGGCGGCAAGAACCGAACCTTGCGGTTTAACAACTTTTCAGCTATAGAACTTGCTAAGATTATCTACAAGGGTGAGAATGCTAATTTCGAGACAGAGGACTTGCTAAATCGAATCATGAAGCTTAATGAGAAGAATCACTTTCTACTTGTTAAGACTTTGATTTACGCAGGCATCATTGGCAATGACTATGTTGTAGGCTTTGAGGAGTCTGTAACTGTGGAGCAGGTTGGAGAGTGGATTGCGGAGATTAGTGAAGAGGACATCTATTCTGTATGGCAAACTTTTTGGAATTCTATGGGAGTTGACTTGCCTGCGGTTAAGGAATTGGAATCAACGACAGATTCTGTCGCTGAAAAAAAAAGTTAACATGGATTGATATTTGCCAAGAATGTTTTGGTGAACTTCGCATACTTCCTCGAAATTTTTATCAAATGACTTTTGCTGAGACTATCTTGACCATGCGTGGTCATCAGATTAGTCAGTCAAGAGAGTGGGAAAAGTATAGGCTTGTTGCTTACCAGGTATACACCTCTATTCCTAAGAAAAGTCCTAATAAATCTATTCAGCAGTATTTCCCATTGCCTACCGATCAGGGTGGCAAGAAATTAGATTCTTCCTTAGTTAAAGCTCGTAGAAATGCCTTCTTAGATAAGATGGCTAAAAATTAGTATTTTTGAAATATGAATGAGCTTCAGATAAAATTAACTGCCGATATAAAGGACATCCAGTCGGCCCTGACAAAGGTAAAAAAGACCTTAAAGGAGTTTGAAGACTCAGCGTCTTCAAGTACAGATAAGACGAACAAAAAAAAGTCCGATCAAGTAGGCATTATTCAAAAATTAAATGCCGAGTTATCCAAATACAAAACTCTTATTACCAAGGCTACTAGTGAAGTTGAGATTGCTAAATACAATGCAAAACTTCAAGAGACGCAAAAAGAATTAGCAAGGTTAAATGCTTTAGGTAAAGTATTTGAACAAAGAAAGGTTGTAGTTAAAGAAGAAATTGGGCTTATTGGTCAGCTAAATGCTCAGGTAAAGCAATTAAAAGTTTCATTACAACAAGCAACAGACGAACAACAAGTAGCTAGGCTAAATGCTCAATTAGAACAAACTAGTGCTGAACTTACAAGAATTAATTCTTTAGGTAAATCAGTTGCTGTAAATACAGCTAAATCTTTTGATAATTTTAGAGTATCTGCTGGAGCTGCTAATGGTTCAGCTATTGCATTCAACCGTGTAATTCAAGATGCACCTTTTGGAATTATTGGTGTAGGTAACAACATACAACAACTTGCTGAACAATTTAGTGCTTTAAGAATTACTACTGGTAGCACAGGAACAGCATTGTCTGCATTTTTTAAAAGCTTATTTACAGGATCAAATTTACTTGTTTTAGGAATATCGGCAGCTACTGCTGCTTTTACAGCTTATCAATTAGGTGCATTTGATTCTGCTGAAGAAACTAAGGATTTAGCTAAAGAGTTAGACGATTTTAAAAATTCACTTGATGGAGTAACTAAAGCTCAATTAGAAGGGGCTCAATCTGCTCAAGGTGAAATTCAATCATTAAAGTTATTAAAACTTCAGGCTGAAAACGCTAATCTTCCTTTAGAAAAAAGAATACTTGCGGTAAAAGAATTAAGAAACCAGTTTCCTGAGTATTTTAAAGGATTATCTGATGAGCAAATACTTTTAGGTAATGTTGGTGGAGCTTATGATAAATTAACTAAAAGTATTGTAGCTAATGCAAAAGCAAAAGCATTTAGTCAGCAAATTACAGAAAACGAAAAACAAACTTTAACCTTATTACTTCAAGAAGAACAAAGAGCATTAGAAATTTTAGATAAAAGAGCTCAGTTAGAAAAAGCAAGAATTGGTGAACAAACAAGTGGTTTGAAAGTTGCTGGTCAATTGACTGCTACTAATATTGAAGCTAATAGAATTGAATCTGAATTAAATGATTTAATAAAACAAACTACTGATAGTGCTGAGGAAAGAAGAAAAATAGCATTAGAAACATTGTCTATTGAATCAAAAATACCTGAGCAAATACAAAAAGCAGGAGGGTTAATAGATCAGAATAAAGATAAAATAGATAAATCAAAAGAAAAGGTTGAATTCTATGACAAAGCTTGGAATGAAAATGAAGATAGATTAATAAGAATTAACCAATTATTAAGAGCTATTGCAGATGAAACTCCTGCTCCTGCTGAAATTAAACCAGAAGCAGAAACTGCTGATGTTGTTCCAAAAGGAAGAATTGAAGCTTTAGAAGAACAAATAGCTTTATTTGAATTTCTAAAAAGATTACAAACAGATACTGGAAAAATTGACGAATACACCTTAAAAATATCTCAGTTAAGACAAGAATTAGCTTTATTAAATGGAGAACAAGTAAAAAGTAATTTAGAAACAATCGTTGACGCATTTAGTTCTCTTGGTGCAGGAATTGCTGCTTCATTAAACATTAGTGATAGAGCATTAAGAGGATTTGTTACAACTTTGCTTTCTGCTACTCCTAAGATTATTGGTGCTATTTTTGAAAAAGCTCAAGCAACAAATAGTGCTGCGGACAAAGAAAATGTAGGTAATCTTAAACTAGCCACTGGTAATGCTGTGGTTTCAGCCACAGAAGGAGCCAAAGGATTAGGCCCAGTTGGTTTAGCTTTATTACCTGTATTTATTGCAGGAGCAGTTGCATTAGTTAGTGCAGCATTCGGTAAAGCAAAAAGTGGAGGTTCTCCTTCAGCAGGATCAGGTTCTACATTTACAAATCGAAGAGAGTTTGGTGGCCCTGTGTCTAAGGGCAGAGCCTACATTGTAGGTGAGCGTAGACCTGAGTTATTTGTGCCTAATACTAATGGGGTTATTATTCCTCAATTGCCATCAATGGATTATTCTAGTGCATCAGTAAACTCCGGAATGTACGGTGTTGAAGTAATGCTAAAAGGCCCAGATGATTTGCTATTCTTTGTGGAGCAGGCTCAAATCAGAAGAAACATAAGATAAAAAAAACCTTGACCACACGGCCAAGGCTTTCTGTTAACAAAAACCCAAAATAACTACATTAAATTCTTTTTCTGAGTAGTGCTATTTTTCTAATACGATCCTCATCGACATCGTACTTAATGCAACTTTTCTCGATTAATTCGTCTGTGATGTTCTCAGGACTTGCCCTGATTTCTGCTATGCACTTGGCGATAACATCTGATGATTCTTTCAATGTTCTGTTCATGTTGGGACAAATCTAATCGAACACTAAATATAAGTCAAGATAATCCCTATTTTTTTTTGTATTTTTGACCAATGGCAGAATACAGATTCATTTCGGGACTATTTGGAGGCACAGGTTCAATCACAGTTAATGGTGTAGCTCCTTTGCTATCCTATGAGGAAGGAACTTCTTTAACCATTCTAGGAACATTTGATTCTGGATTTAGCTTTAGCTCTTACAACATCAACAATGGTTTCCTGACTTCAGGAACGAACCCTTGGACATTTAATATGCCATCAAGGGATGTTAAGCTAAGAGTTAACCTTACAGGCACATTTACCCCAAGTGATACCGATTATGAACTTAGATTCTTTTCAGAAACTGAGGATCAATCTAATCAACTCATAAGATTAGAAATCTACGAGTTTGGATATATCGGTTCTGCAATACAAAAAGATACGGCAGGATTCTCATTCCGTTGGGGCAACTTTGGTCAAGATGAACTAGAGCCAATCGTAAGGTCATCATTTAGCTTTGGTCTTGTCGGAATGCGTGACGAGTACTTCGAGCTTCTTGAAGGCGGTTACAGAAAATGGCTACTTAAAGTTCTGATTGAAGGTGATTTGTTTTGGGAAGGATACATAAACAATTCTACCCTGACAATTAATGAAGTAGGAATCAGAGAAGTAATGGAGTTTACTGCTTCTGATGGATTTAATTCATTTGACTCCAAAAGAGTAAACGAGCAGTACTTTGATGGTTTCTCAGGTAATACATTTGTTGGAGGATTCTTTGGAGCATTAAATCAAACATTCCCTTTGCTAAGGCCAATAAATATGGCTTGTGAAATATACGAGACTAGGCTAGATACTAATGATGGTGTATTTGAACAGCTATTGATTCCTTCTAATGCTGTATTTACAGATGGTTCTATTCCTTTGTACCTTTCAATTAATGGAATTGTTGAAAACACATCTGTTTACATATCAGAATTTCTAACTGCACTTCTAAAACCTTTCCTTTGCAGAGTTTTCTTGTGGAGAAACGAGTTCTACATAATCTCTTTGCCTGAATTGGCTAAGGATAGTTACAGGCTATTTAATTACAACACAGACGCTGAAAGAGAAGGAATTATTACCATAACTCCTGGCATGGATGTATCCTGCAAGTTTACAGGAGGTCAGCGTACTGGTAGACCTGTTTACACCGAGTTTACGGGCACATTAGAACTTGGGGTACTTGACTACTCATCTCGTGGAGGAATCTACGAGGAGCCGTTTAGTGTTGATTCTTGGGAGTTTAATTTACCAGGTAGTGCATACCCAGGAACTTATCAGTTAAGGCTATGGAACTATGTTCTTGCAATCCCTAGCAATCAGCCTAGCTCCTATCCAACAGGAATTAATCCTGCTAAAATTCAGTATGTATCTGATTCTCTAGGAGAATATGCTAAGATATGGGGCACAAGCTCTGTGAGCGGAACAGGAGACATAAATATATCATTTATAGAACTTGACTCTACAAGAGTATTTACTGGTATTCCCATTGCCCAAGACTTAGCGAATACTTTGAGTTTTCAGCTTGAGTTTATCTTTGAACCTAGATTCTCAGGCGAACTACCAAGACCAAATACAAATGCAGGTGTTATGATTAACATCGGAACTAAATATTTGGCTTTTGATGGTGTAGCTACTTTTACTTGGAGTTCTTCCTTTACAATCATGCAGTTCCCAATGGGATCATTGTATGCATGGAATAAGCTAGACATTGTTAATGTAGTTGTACCTGAAGATGGCAATGTCATTATAAGGCTATATCAGGTCATTACAACTAACTCTGGGTCGGTAGACAAGTACACAGTAGGGTACAGAAATATGTCGCTTAAAATCGAAGAAAACGATGCCTTTGCGACAGAGGAAATATCAGAGAAATTCGTAACCGATGAATCTTACTCCAATGTCTACGATGATGTCAAATTTAAGATTGGCGATGTCGACACAGAAAACTCAAGTAGTGCTATACGGCTCGACTTACCTGGATATGGCAATCCAAATTCTCAGGCTTGGTCTAGGGATGGTGTCGAGTCATTACCATTGATTCAGATATTCCTTCAGGAGTTAGCAAATATTAAGGGTAGACAAAACCCTAGGTTGATATTGACATTGCCTAGAGATGCTGCAAATCCATTGGAAATAAAACCATATCAGAACATCGAATACGATGGACATTATTGGATGGTAATTGCGATGGATGTAGATTTAATGGCAAATAGTTGGAGATTAGAATTAGCAAGATTAGGCGAAATAGGAAGTTAATATGGCAGATGTATCAGGTAAGTTTTTCTCAGCGAAGAAAGTAAGAACAGGTGTATCACCAAGTAGCCCAGGTGTTGAGCAGGGTGAGACCTTGCCTCCTGTTAACCCTCCTGGCACTTCTCTGAACTCAGTAGGTCTTACAATGCCTTCTGCGTTTTCGGTAGCTAATTCTCCGTTGACTTCTAACGGAACAATTGCAGTTACAGGTGCAGGAACTACTGATCAGTATATTAGAGGCGATGGTAGTTTACAGAACTTCCCTTCTCTAACAGGATATGTTCCATATACAGGAGCGACTGCGGATGTTGATTTAGGAACGCACGATTTGACGGCTGAGAGAGGTACATTTGCAAACAACGGCTCAAGCGACACGCTAACTGTAAACCATACAAGCGGAAGCGGAATTGGTGTAAAAGTTACCAAGGGAGGAAATGGAGAGGCTTTGCTAGTCACTAAAACTAGCGGCAGCGGTAATGCTATGGCGGTTGTTGGAGGCAGAACTGCATTGGTAGATTTGTCTTTGTCTTCTGTAAGCAATGCCACAGGAAACTTTTTAACGATTAGCGGTGGTGTAGTTCATCAAAGAACTCCAAGCGAAACTCGTTCTGATGTAGGAGCCCAGGCACAACTTAACGGCACAGGCTTTGTCAAGGCAAGTGGTACAACGATAACCTACGATAACTCGATTTATCAGGTAACCTCTGAGAAAGGACAACCGAACGGCTATGCATCACTAGATGGCAACGGCAAGGTTCCATTGGCTCAGATTAACGATGCGTTGATTGGTAATGTCAACTACCAAGGATTATGGAACGCAGCAACGAATACTCCTACATTAGCTAACCCTCCTGCATCAGGAACTAAGGGCTACTACTACATTGTAAGCACGGCAGGAACATTTGCAGGGATCAGCTTTGAGGTTGGCGATTGGATTATCTCTAACGGAAGTGCTTGGCAGAAGGTAGATAACACGGATGCGGTAAGTAGTGTCTTTGGCAGAACAGGCAATGTTATTGCTGCTAATGGAGATTACAACACTAGTCAGGTAACTGAGAATACTAACCTTTATTATACCGAGGCAAGAGTAAGTGCAAATACCGATGTCGCTGCAAATACGGCAGCAAGACACAATGCGGTGACTTTAGGGACTGCAAATGGTCTTAGCTTGTCTACTCAGCAGCTTAGTCTGCAACTAGCTACAAGCGGTCAGAATGGTGCTTTGTCTTCAACGGATTGGACTACTTTTAATAGCAAGGAAAACGCTATAACTGCTGGAACTACTGCTCAGTACTTTAGAGGAGATAAGACATTTCAGACGCTAAACACGGCAGCGGTTCCTGAGAGTGGTAACCTTTACTTTACTAATGCTAGAGCTATTGCTTCTACGCTTACAGGATATACTAGTGGTGCAGGGACAATTAGTGCTGCTGATTCTATTCTTTCAGCTATTCAAAAGCTAAACGGAAACATTGGTTCTTTAGTAACAGGAGTTTCTAGTGTATTTGGAAGAACAGGTTCAGTAATTGCCGCAAATGGGGATTATTATTTAGGAACAACTCCAATCCAAGCAGCTTCTGCTAATCAGGGTTTAACAGGAATAACAGGAATTACATTTGTTGCTCATGTTAACGATTCAGCATCAATAACAACTACAATATCAGGCACATCAACATTCTTTGATTTTAATTTATCTGATGATAATCTAAATGATGAATGGAGATGGAGATTTACTCCATCAGGAGCATCTGTTTATAATGCAATGAGATTGGTTCCGACCACTAACACTACTTCAGATTTAATTGTAAGTGGTGCAATTAGTGGTTCTAATTTAAGCGGAACTAATACTGGAAATGTTACATTAGGAACGGCTAATGGACTTGGATTATCAGGTCAACAGTTGTCTTTAGGTCTAGCAAGTGCAGGAGTAACTGGAGCATTGAGCGGAACGGATTGGAGTACATTTAACTCAAAGCAACAAGCGTTAAACGGGACAGGTTTTGTTAAGATTAGTGGTACGACAATAAGCTACGACAACTCGACTTACCTAACAGGAAACCAAACCATAACTTTAAGCGGTGATGCAACAGGTAGTGGTGCAACTGCTATAACAGTTGTCTTAGCAAATAGCGGTGTTACTGCTGGCACATACAACGATTCAGCTACTCAAGTAAGACCATTTACCGTTGACGCAAAAGGTAGAATTACAAGCATTGGAACTGCGGTTACGATAACTCCTGATTGGGCAAATATTTCAGGTCAAAGAACCTTAACCCGTGACGATGCTGGTTTACAAGGCAATGCAGGAGCAAGAAGTGGTTTCTTTGAGACCGTTTCTCCTGTAAACTATTATAGTGGGGCGAATAGCTGGCAGCATTTAATTGAATCAAGACATACAAATGATTCAAATAATTACGCAATGCAGATTGCAGGAAGTTTCTTCGACCAAGAATTTTATGTCAGAAAAACAAACAATAGTGCAACAACTGCATGGTCAAAATTATGGCATTCAGGAAATCTTACTCCAGTAACAGGTACAGGGACAAGCGGACAGGTTGCTTTCTTTAACGGAACAAGCAGCATTACAGGAGAGTCTAACCTATTTTGGGACTCTACAAATGATAGGCTAGGAGTAGGAACCGCTAGTCCTGGTTACAGGCTTGATTTACTTGCATCATCTGCTGCTGATTCTGATATATTCAGAGCAGGAATGTCAGGAGTAAGTAATGGATTTACCATACAAAGAGTATCTAGTAATTTAAGATATACTTTTTTAGATGGTAATATAACAATTGAAAATTTTGCTTCTCCAAGAGTTTTTGTTACGGGTAATGGAGCAACTGGATTCCCAGGATTTAACCTTAGTAATACCACTCAAGGATACGAGATAATTGTTAGAGGTAATATTTCTAATACTTTTCAAATAAGAAATACAACTGCCTCTACTGATTTAGTAACTATTACTCCATCAGGCAACCTTGGCTTAGGAGTTACACCGAGTGCGTGGGGGGCATTTAAAGCTATTGAAGTTGGAACTCTTGGGAATTCTTTTTGGGGACTAGGAATTAATTCTGTTCAATTATCATCAAATTATTATTTTGATGGCGCATATAGATATGCTAACAATGGTTTTGCTAATAGATATGATATAGGTTCTAGTGGCGGACAACACATTTGGTTCAACGCTCCTTCAGGAACGGCAGGCAATGCTATAACCTTCACCCAAGCTATGACCTTGGGGTCTAATAGCGGACTATCTATTGGAACACCATCGGCAGCACCTGCGCAAGGATTGTTGGTTCAGGGGAATGCTATTATAAATGGGACAGTAATTGGTACTGACCAAACATTTGGTGGTGCTTATAGAACATTTGCATTTGGAACAAACTCAAATGGTTTTAATAGAATCTTTGCAGCAAATGACCAATCTGATGGAATTTATATTAATGCAGCAACAGGCAGAGGTATTTATTTTAGAGTAAATGGCGGTGGTTCAAATGTATTTTCTGTAGAATCCACAGGCGCAGCTACCTTTAGCGGTAGTGTAACTACAAGTTTTGGTCAATTTTTAGCTCAACCATCAACAGGTACAAACTCTGCATTTTCAGGATATCTCAATGACGGAGGTCAACTATATGTTGGTATAGATAATTCTGCTGGCAGTTCATTTGGAAGAGGTGCATACGCATACAATTTTTTTGGTAATGCCAATAGACCTATGGTGTTTTCAACCGATGGTGTAACAAGGTTGACTATTGCAGGCACAGGCGCAGCTACGTTCTCAAGTGATGTAACAATAGGGGCATCAAGTCAATTATATTTAACAAGTGGAGATTTAAGATATAGTTCTAATGCAGGTTTTGGTATTGTTTCTCAAAATGGAACAAGATTAGTATCAATTCAAAATGGTGCTTTTGGGGTAACTGGAGCAGCTACCTTCTCCTCTTCGGTTACGGCTGGGTCTTTTGTTCCAACAAGTTCAACTGTTCCAACAAATGGAATGTACTTAGATAGCGCAAATACAATTGCATTTAGCACTAATAGTAGTCAAAAACTTATTTTAACATCAGTAGGAGACATATTATTTAGAGGTCAAGAAACTGGTGATTTATCTGGCGCTAGAATTATAAATAATTCTAATGCTTTAGCTTTCTATGCATCAAACCTTACTAGCGGACCTGCTAAATCAATCTCATTTTATGGTAGATATTTAGCAGATGAATTAAGAATGAGAATTAGTGTCAATGGTAATGTATTAATTGGAACTGATACAGATACAAGCGACAAATTAAGAGTTGGCGGCAATACCTTTACCAACACAATTACTACCTACAGGCCTGGAGTTAACACGATTAAGAGTGATGCGTGGAAATTAGGAAGAGCTTCTGCTGGAACTCAGCCAACAGAAGACCATCAGATTACAGTACAAATAGGCGATGATTTATACGCTATTGGAGCAGTTAAACTTTAAAACAATACAACAAATGAAACAAATCGAACCAGTACAAGTGTGGAAGAACGGAGAGCAGCTAGAGGCTAGTCTGCTAAACGCAATCATCGTAAACGACAACCTTGAGAGTGCTTGCACTTTCTATTACCAACTAATGACAGGCGGTCAAGGAACAGAGGCAATGCCAATCTCAGTAGGTCAGTCAGTTGCTGAAGGCAATATTTCTCTAAGTGGAGAAGATTATTTAGAGTGGAACGGCTCCAATGATTATGCGTTTGAGTATATTGCCGAAAAATTAAACCTTACACTTGTACCATGAATGTAAATCTAGCAATCGCCCTAACTGACATCGAGGGCAACGCAATCCAAAACGAGAAAGGCGAAGAGATGCTCCTTTCTAAAATGGTAGGAAACGCATTGTTTGCTGCCGAGGAGAAAGAAGACCCGATTCGTCTTTACGAGTTGGCTAAGAAAATCTACTACTCCACAGGAGAGATTGAAGTAAGCAAATCCGATGCTGACCTAATCAAAGAGAAGGTAAAGGCTAAAGGCTTTACTGTGCTTGTTTTAGGACCTCTCTACGAGGCTTTAAAGGAAAAGTAATGGTAACACCTACCAAGTGATTTAGAGGGCTAGAAATAGCCCTTTTTTATTTCCTATTAAATGCCTTATTTTTGGTAAACGATTAGCGATTGATAAAAATGAATTTATTGCAAAAAGACGAAATAGGAGTACCATCCACACTTGTGGCATTTGTGGCAAATGTTTTTCAAGCCATCGGGATAGATTTACTAAATGTGGTTCTCACCATGATTATCTCTTTGCTTTCAATTGTCTACCTAGTCTACAAGATTAAAAACGAGAAAGCAGTCTACGAAAAAAGAAAAGATGAAGAAGGGAAGTAATGCTAATAGCAAGCCATCTGCATTTGGAAAGAAGCGAGAAGGCAAAGCAAAGAATCTAAATACACCTAAAGGTAAAAAGGTAAGTAAATACAGAGGTCAAGGCAGATGAAAAAGTTTTTCGAGTGGTCTAGTGGTTTTCTATCTGAAAACGGACAGGCATCCAGCAAACGATTTGTAGGAGTATTCTCAGCAGTAGCTTTGTGCTACACGTTGTATGCTAATCACGATGCAGTAAACGAGCCAAGCGAGGCTTTGGTTTATTCTGTTGCAGCTTTGTCTGCTGCTGCCTTGGGCATTAGTGCAGCCGAAAAGATATTTAAGAAGGAATGAAAAATCTAAGCAAGGAGGAACTGCTTTACAGGATGGAGGCGATTAATCGTAGCAATGCGATTATTTACTTTGACCTAAACGGTTTTATCCTTGGAGTAAATACACTTTTTTTGAAGGCTATGGGATTAGCCGATAATGAACACGACAAGCTAATAGGCAAGCACCATTCTATTTTCGTTAGCTACGAATACTCAAAGTCTGACGATTACACAAAGTTTTGGGAGACGCTAAGAGACGGCAGGTATTATGAGGGTGAGTTTGAAAGACGTAAGATTGACGGCAGTCCTATTTTCTTGCAAGCTACCTACAACCCAATCCTAGACGAAAGCGGTGCAATCACTAAGATTATGAAGATTGCAACCGACATTACAGAAACGATTGTCAGCAAGAATAAAATCGAAGAACTTTCTGCCAAGGTCAAAGCAGAGTTAGAAAACTCTAACAAGCTAAGAGCGGCAATCGAAATAGAAAAGGATGCAGCGGTAAATGACCTAGACGCAACGATTAAAAAAAGCCAAAACGAACTTATTAAAGTAATCGTAAAGTCTGCTCTGTTTGTGATTATGTCGGTCGGCTTTATCACTACTATAATGTACTCGTTTGCAATCCTGTCTAATAAGGACACTCAAATTATTGGCTCAACGTGGAGCAATATGTTTTCAGTACTGCTTACCAATGCGTTTTCTATTGTAGGAACTATTATGGGTATTAAATACGCAACCTCAGAAGATAAAAAATCTAAGAATGAAAATTAGCACACATCTAAACCTAGCAGAAGTTACACGAAGTGATTCTGCAAAGCGTCACGGCATTGACAACACGCCAACTGCTGAGCATTTGGAGAACTTTAAGCTACTTGCTGAGAAAGTATTTGAGCCAATCAGATTGCACTTTAAAGAGCCTATTTTTATTTCCAGCGGTTACCGCTCCAAGGCTTTAAATGATTTTATTGGAGGAAGCGCATCCTCCCAGCATTGCAAAGGTCAAGCCATCGACATCGATATGGATGGAAGCAAAGGCGGAGTGACTAACAAGATGGTCTTTGACTTTATTGTCTCACGGTTAGACTTTGATCAGATTATCTGGGAATTTGGGAGTGATGCTAATCCTGATTGGGTTCATGTTAGCTACGTTAAAACAGGCAATAGAAAGCAAAAGCTGAAGGCCGTTCGGTCTGGAGGCAAAACAGTGTACCAAACTATTCCTTAATGGAACTTATAAAAATAGCACGTAATGTGCATTCTCTTTCACTAAAAACAGAAGAGAATCGGGTAGCTTTACTTTCAGATATTCACTGGGATAATCCTAAGTGTGATCGTGAAATGTTAAAGAGACATCTTGACTATTGCCTTGAGCAGAATATCCCTATTTTTATTAATGGGGATTTTTTTTGCTGTATGCAGGGCCGTATGGATCGCAGAAACAACAAGTCAGACATAAGGCCTGAACACAATAACGCAAAGTATTTAGATAGTATAGTAGAAACTGCGGTAGAGTGGTGGTCTCCTTATGCTTCAATATTAACTGTTATTGGATATGGCAACCATGAAACTTCTATAATTAAGTATTCTGAAACTGACATCCTTCAAAGATTTGTAGACCTATTTAACTACAAGAATAAAAGCAATGTATATGTGGGTGGATATGGTGGGTGGATAGTTCTTAAATATGATTTAAGACCTAGCACTTCAATGACAAAAAATTTGAAGTACCATCACGGAATCGGTTTAGGAGGAATTGTTACACGTGGTGCCATTAACTTAACAAGATCATTAGAGATGTATGAAAACATGGACATCTTTGTGATGGGTCACATCCATGAGAACTCAAGTAGAAATGATGTTAGAGATACCCTTCAGTATAACAAAGGAAAGCGGATTTATGAACTACAGCAAAAGCAGATTCACCTAGCTATTACAGGTACATACAAGGAAGAGTATGGAGATGGTAGTCAGGGATGGCATATAGAAAGAGGGGCACCAGTTAAGCCAGTTGGAGGCAGAATTTTGACCTTGCATGGCAGAAGGTATGTAAAAGATGGGTCAGATAATTATGAACTATTAGTAGATTCACATAAATTTCCGCTATGAAAGCAATATTAGAATTTGATTTGCCTGAGGAGAATAACGATTTCCATGCGGCAATAAACGGACATAAATATAAAATTGCCCATTGGGAGTTGGACCAGCTTCTTAGGTCTGAAATGAAATACAAGGAATTATCTGATGAGACTTACCAGGCTTATAAATGGTGTCGTGAAGAGTTAAGAAAGATATTAGAGCAAGACAATTTATACATTGAACAATAATGATTGACCAAAGAATACAAATCGCAATATTAGCTTTTCTTGGCGGAGTAATTTTAGCTTTTGTGGTTTACCCTAGACCTGAGGTAGAGACTGTCTATAAGTTTGAAACCGTGACAAAAACGGACACTTTGTTTGTCGACAAATTGGAGACAGTTTACATCCCTAAAACAACGATAAAAACCGAAGTTTTAAGGGATACAATCCTAATCGATTTTAAGCCACAAATTAGCCTGTTTAAGACCACTATACCTTTCGAGTATGGTAATACATATCTAAGCGGAGAAGTCCTCGGAGAAGTGCTTAAAATGACCGCTACGAACGACTATAAGATACCTGTGGTAACGAATACGATTACGAACACAGAAACCAAGACAATTATTGAAAAACCGAAGGGATTATATTTGGGCGCAGGAGTGAACTATTTGTT